GCTACCTAACCCCCCAACACTGGCTACGGTTAGCCCCATAAGGAGAAAAGAAATGGCTGAAGCAGCTATTATGGCAGAAGAAATGCAACCAGAAAAGAAAGTTGCATTTGCAAATCGTAAATACACAAACGAAGAAAAACGTAAACGTGAAGAAGAGGAACTAGAGCAGCTTATAAAAGAAAACGCAGGTGAGGTAGAAGAACCTGTAGAACAAGAAGCTGAACCTACTAACGCAGAAGAAAAAACATTTAAGAAGCGTTACTCTGATTTACGTAGACATCAGCAGAAACAATCTGAAGAATTTAAAAAAGAGATTGAAGAATTAAAACGTCAACTTTCTGCAGCAGCGCAAAAAGAAATACGTTTACCTAAGTCTGATGAAGACATAGAAGAATGGGCTACAACTTATCCTGACGTAGCAGCAATCGTAGAAACAATTGCAATGAAAAAGGCTCGTGAGCAAAATACTGCGTTAGAAGAGCGTATGAAAGCAATTGACGATATGCAGCAATCAGCTACAAAAGAAAAGGCTGAAGCTGAGTTGATGAGATTGCATCCTGACTTTGGCGAAATTCGTGACAGTGATGATTTTCACGAATGGGCTGATGAGCAGCCTAAGTGGGTACAGGATGCACTGTACGAAAATGATAATGATGCACGGTCAGCAGCACGGGCTATTGACTTGTATAAAGCAGATAAAGGAATAAAAAGTGAGAAGAAGTCTACGAAAGATAAGGGTGCTGCTCAAGCGGTGTCAACTAAAGGCACTAGAAACTCACCTCAGTCAGACGAAACTTCCTCTTATTTAAAAGAATCTGAAGTGCAGAAAATGTCTGCTGCAGAGTACGAAAAACATTCTGACGAAATTATGGAGGCTATCCGCACAGGAAAGTTTATCTATGATGTATCTGGTTCTGCCAGATAAAAAAAGTGTTGACAAATACTTATTTATAAGTATAACTATAGTCAACAAAGGTGTAAGTAAGTTAGCTACTTGCTTACATTAAACAGCAAACACAACCAATGTCTTACGGATTACCTGACGAACATGGCCCGTAGAATATTTAGTAGGCCAACTAAATAGGATACGCACCCAAGGGAATCAGCCTCTGATTAGTCTGGTGAGTTTGCATCTGTAAAATGCTTAATAAGGAGAAAGTAACATGGCATTTAAAACTGCTGCTGGTTACGGTAATCTCCCTAACGGTAATTTTTCGCCTGTAATTTACAGCAAACAGGTGCAGCTTGCTTTCCGCAAGGCCGCTGTTGCTGAAGCAATTACCAATAACGATTACTTTGGTGAAATTGCTAACATGGGTGATTCCGTTAAGATTATCAAAGAACCAGAAATCACTGTGAAGGAGTACGCACGTGGTGCGCAAATTACTCCTCAAGACCTTGACGATGAAGACTTCAGCCTTACAATTGACAAAGCTAACTACTTTGCATTTAAGGTTGATGATATCGAAGAGGCTCATTCGCACGTTAACTTCCAGAGCCTAGCCTCTGACCGTGCGGCATATCGTTTGGCTGACCAGTTTGACCAAGACCTTCTTGGTTATCTGTCTGGCTTTAAGCAAGCATCACTGAACACTAATGCTAGTACCGCTAACGATGTTGTTAATGGTTCTAAAGCAGTAACAACTGCAGGTTCAGACGAATTGCTTACAACGATGAAACTTCGTAAGGACAGCTTTGGGAATATTACAACTGGCTCTGCAGGAGACCATTCTATTCCGTTGGCTGCTCGTCTGCCGGGTGCAACTGCACTACCAACTGCCACTGCATCACCATTGATGGTAATTTCACGTATGTCTCGTCTTCTTGACCAGCAGAACGTGGATACACAAGGTCGTTGGCTTGTAGTAGACCCAGTGTTCATTGAACTTCTGATGGATGAAGATTCACGTCTTCTTAATTCAGATTTCGGTGGTTCAGGACTTCAGAACGGTCTGGTTGTAAATAACCTGCACGGTTTCCAAGTCTACACTTCTAACAATCTTCCATCTGTTGGAACTGGTCCTGCTACTACAGGTAGTGCAAACCAGAACTCTAACTTTGGTGTGATTGTTGCTGGTCACTCTTCTGCTGTTGCAACTGCAGAGCAGATTAATAAGACCGAAACATATCGTGACCCTGACAGCTTTGCTGACATTGTTCGTGGTATGCATCTCTATGGTCGTAAGATTCTTCGTCCTGAAGCAATCGTTACTGCCAAATACAACGCAGCGTAAGGGAGGGAATAATGGCTACTTTTGACATGACCTCTTCGGCTACAGCCGGGGTTAATTCAAACTCCATTGCTGCTCTTCCTGCAGACCGCAATGGACATGGTATGCGCATGATTGAGGCAATTTTAGATATCGGTAAAATTACCGACTATAGTTGCGCTGATGGCGATATCTTCCAACTGTTAGAAATACCTGCAAACACTTTTGTGTTGTTTGCTGGTGCGGAAGTGCTAACTGCCTTTAATGGAACATCTCCAACTGTAGACATTGATTTTGCAGAAGGTGATGATATCATTGATGGTGGTGATGTAACTTCCACTGGTATTCTTGCAGAAGGTACTAATGGTCAAGCAAATGATGTTACAACAGGTGCTGCATCAACATTTACTCAATTTGTAACTACTACAGATACAATTGATGTAAAGTTGATTGCAGGTTCTAATGATGTTACTTCTGGTGTTATTCGTGTATACGCTTGTGTCGTAGACGTGAATGGTGCGCAGGAGCAAGCAGCAGAAGTTGTTCGTGACGCTCTTGCCTAACTAATATGAGGGGGCTGGGAAACTGGCCCTCTCTCACTTTTAAGGATTACACATGGCATACGATTTTATTGGTCTTACAAATGAAGTGTTAGCCCGTATGAACGAAGTTGCTCTTACAGCAAATAACTTTGCTAGTTCACGTGGCTTTCAAACACAGTGTAAGAATGCGATAAATGATGCTATTAATTATATTAATCAACGTGAGTATGGTTGGCCTTTTAGTCACGCTACACAAACTGAAACACTGGTAGCTGACCAAACACGATATACAATACCTACAGGCACACAGCATGTTGATTATGAAACATTTAGAATTAGCAAAAATAGTACTCTTGGTGTAGCAGGTGTCTCACTAAGAGTTTTAGATTATAAAGAATATGTAGATAGATTTATAGACCAAGAAAGTACATCAGACGTAGGTGGCATTCCTATGTATGTTTTCCGTACTCCTGATAATAATTATGGCTTGTATCCTTATCCTGATAAAGCCTATGAATTAAAGTATGAATACTACTCCAAGCCAACACTTTTATCTGCTACAACAGATGCTCCTGCAGTGCCAGAACAATTTAGGCAGGTTATTGTAGATGGAGCAACTGCTTATGCCTATCAATACCGTGGTGAAGCACAGCAATATGGCATTAACTTTTCAAGGTTTGAAGAAGGTATAAAGCATATGCAATCAATACTATTAAATAGAGCAGACTACGTAAGGTCAACTTATATACCGCACTCACAAAGGTACGGCATTAATACAGCTACGTTTTAGGTGAAGCATGGCAGACGAAGCGCAACTAAGCCCTTTCGTATTTGCCTGTCAAGGTGGATTGGTTTTAGACTCGTCCACCTTTGCTATGCAACCGGGAATGGCTTTAGAATTACAAAACTTTGAGCCAGATATTCGTGGTGGTTATAGGCGTATATCTGGGTATACTACGTGGAATAGCAATATTGTACCGCAGACTGCCTCATCAACTGAAAAAGTTTTGATGTCAGCGTACTTTAAAAGTAAGGTTATTGCTGCACGTGGAACAAAAATATATGAAGGTGGAACAACAGGTAGCTGGACAGAAATAGATACAGGCAGAACTAATGCTGGCAAATACACACACTTTCGTTACACTTTGGGTGGCACAGATTTTATCGTGTGGGCAGATGGCGCAAATCATGCGACCAAGTATGATGGCACTACTGTTACTGACCTTAACGCAACAGGCGCACCTGCTAATCCAAAATTTGTAACGGGACATAAAGATACATTATTTTTTGCAGGTATGTCTGCTAATCCACAATCGTTAGTATATACTGCACCTTTTACTGATGACGATTTTAACGTAGCAAATGGTGCAGGTACAATAAACGTAGACAGTGATATTACTGGACTGTTTCCTTTTCGTGACCAGCTTTTTATATTTTGTGAAGAACGTATATTTAAATTAGTTGGTAGTACACAAGCAGATTTTGTTATGCAACCAGTGACACGTGAAATAGGTTGCGTTAATGGTTTTACAATACAAGAAGTTGCTGGTGATATTATATTCTTAGGTCCAGACGGTTTGCGTACAGTAGCTGGTACGGAGCGTATCGGTGACGTTGAGTTAGGCACAATAAGCAGACCAATTCAAAGACGCTTTCAAGATGTATCAGATGTTGATGAGTTTGATAGTGTTGTTGTACCAGATAAAACTCAATATCGTATCTTTTTTTCTAACTCATCTAAATCTCGTGGTGATACAACAGGTGCTATAGCTGTACGAAAAGAGCAATATGAATTTGCAGATTTAAGGGGTATTCGTCCTAGTTCTACAGACTCTATTGTTACATTAGGTGATACAATTGTGTTACACGGTGAATATGATGGATATGTTTATAGACAAGAACAAGGTAATGTATTTAAATCCGATGGGTCTACAAGTAATTCTATTGTAGGAAAATACAGGTCTCCTGATTTAACAATGGGAGATGCTGGTATAAGAAAAAACTTTCAAAGAATAATAATTAACTATTCTCCTGAAGCTACAGTTAATGCAGATTTGTTTGTAAGATACGATTATGAATCTCCTGATGTGGCGAGACCAGCAGCCTATCCGTTTGACACAGCAACATCCGTAGCTGTTTATGGAACATCCGTTTACGGAACAGCGACATACGGTGGTCAGTCAAACCCACTTATTAGGCAACCCATTGAAGGTTCAGGTTTTGCTGTAGCTGTTCGTGTTAATGATAGGGGTGTGTCTGCCCCATACTCACTGAAAGGATTTCAGTTAGAGTTTGATGTAGGAGCAAGAAGGTAATGACAAATTACACCAGACAATCTACCTATACTGATGGTGACATTATTAATGCTGCCGACAGTAATGATGAGTTTAACCAACTGCAAACTGCTTTTCAGGTTAACGGTGGACATGCTCATGATGGGACTGTAACAGGTGGTGGTAGTGTAATTAAACTTATTGGTGATATTAATACTGTTAACGGCACTTCAACATTTAACAAAGTAGAAATTGATACGAGCAATAATCGTATTGGATTTTATTCTAATGTATCAAGTGCTGCAGTAGAACAGGTACGCATACAAGATGGTGCAATTGTACCTGTTACAGATAATGATATTGACCTTGGTACAAGCAGTCTTGAGTTTAAAGATTTACATTTAGATGGTACAGCTAATATAGATAGCCTCGTAGCTGATACTGCAGATATAAATGGTGGTACAGCAGATAATGTTGTAATAGGTGGTAGCACTGCTGCTGCTATTACAGGCACTACACTTGTAGCAAATACAAGTTTAAATATTGCAGGTGATGGTGCAACGGTTACAGGTATTAAAGATGAAGACGATATGTCTTCTGATAGTGCTACCAAACTAGCTACACAACAATCCATTAAAGCATATGTAGACGCACAGTTAACTGCTGAAGATTTAGATTTTCAGGCAGATACAGGTGGTGCATTAAGTATAGACCTAGATAGCGAAACACTTACCTTTACTGGTGGCACAGGCATTGATACCAGTGGTTCTGGCAATGCTGTTACATTTGCTATTGACAGCACTGTTACTACTTTAACAGGTTCGCAAACTCTTACCAACAAAACTCTTACCACACCTGTTATTGCTGAGATTGATTCTGGTGCAGCAATCACTCTTGATGCAACTACAGATATTATTCTGGATGCAGATGGTGGTGATATTACTTTAAAAGATGCAGGTACAACATTTGGTAATTTAAATAATTCATCTGGTGAACTGGTTATTCAAAGTGGTAGCACACCAACTACTGCTATTACAATGAGTGGTGCAGATGTTACTATTGCAGGTGACTTAACAATTTCTGGCGATGACTTGACTATGGGTACAAATACCTCTGGTCATATCATGGTAGCTGATGGCACAAACTTTAACCCTGTTGCTGTGTCGGGTGATGTAACTATTAGCAGCGCAGGTGCAGTAACAATAGCAAATAGTGCTGTTGAAACTGCAATGCTTAATGCTAATGTTATCTCAGGACAAACTGCAGAAACTTCTTTAGATACATCAAATGATACAGTTTTAATACACGATGCTAGTGCTAGTGCTTTAAAGAAAACTACTCTAGCTTCTATATCATCTGCTCTGGGTGGTATTACAGATGTAGTTGCGGATACGACTCCGCAATTGGGCGGGTCGCTTGATGTTAATGGGCAGGATATTGTATCTGTATCTAACGGTAACATTGATATTTTGCCAAATGGCAGCGGTGTAGTAAACCTTGATGGTGATGGGTCATCAGGCGGTGTATCTGTATCTGATGGTCTTATCGACATACGTACAGGAACAGGCAATGTATCTAAGGTAAAGTTCTATTGTGAGTCTTCTAACGCTCACGCACAAACTTTGCAAGCACAGCCACACTCTGCAGGTAGTAGTGCAGTATTAACCTTGCCTGTGGCAACAGGTACACTTATTGGTACAGGCGATAGCGGTACACTTCCCCTAGCTGCGGTTGATATTGATGGTGGTACGGACATTGGTGCTAACCTTGTTGATGCAGACTTAATTATTGTTGATGATGGTGCAGGTGGCACTAATCGTAAAGCTGCTATGTCTCGTGTAGCTACTTACATTGAAGGTGGTATTAGTGGAGACATAACTATTTCTGGTGGTACAGCAGCCATTGGAAGTGGCGTGATTGTAAACGCAGATATTAATGCTAGTGCAGCAATTGCCGATTCAAAACTAGCAACAATATCAACAGCAGGTAAAGTTGATTTAGCTGCATTAGAAATAGATGGTGGTACAGATATTGGTGCTGACCTCGCATCATCTGACCTGATTATTGTAGATGATGGTGCAGGGGGTACAAATAGAAAAGCTGCATTGTCTCGTCTTACTACTTTTATGACTAATCAGGGTTTTTCATCAGATGACCCAACAGCTTTGGCAATCGCATTAGGTTGACAAAACTTATTAAATAAGGTATAATAAGAAGAGGATAAAATGGCAAATACCTTTAAAGTAAAAACAAATGCGGCCATGCCAGCTAGTTCTGGCACTCCGCTTACATTATATACAGTACCATCAAGCACGACAACTGTGCTTATTGGTATGATGTTATGTAATGTACATACAAGTCAGGTTACTGTAGATATTGTTTTGGAAAGTGATACATCAGATACTGAAACAAATGAAACAGTTAAGCTGGCAGATAATGTTCCTATTCCTGCAGGGTCTACTTTAGAACTATTTTCAGGAAACAAAATCATCATGCAAACAACAGACGTGCTAAAGATTGATTGTTCTGTTGCTGCAAAAATTGATGCGACATTAAGTATTATGGAGATAACCTAATGCCTTATCTTGGTTCTGCACCTTCACCTATATTTGACACTGATATCACAGTTACAAACTTAACTACAAGCGGAACTCTTACATCCTCTGGAACTACTGCTTTGTCTGGTAATACTACTGTTGGTGGTACTTTGGGTGTTACAGGTGCTGCAACATTATCTAGCACATTAGGTGTTACAGGTGCTACAACACTATCTAGCACATTAGGTGTTACAGGTGCTTTAACAGCTACAGGTGGTGGAACTGTAAAGGCAACTTATCAAGAACGCTATGCCACTGTTACCTCTTCTAGTGGCGCAGCTACCCTTGATTTGTCTACGGCAAACTATTTTTCTCATACTTTATCAGAGGCAACCACTTACACATTTAGTAATCCACCGTCAAGTGGCACTGCGTTTACGTTTACACTTGAATTAAAGCAAAACTCTGGGGGCAACTCATATGCTACCACTTGGCCTAATAGTGTTGATTGGGCTGGCGGCACAGAGCCAACAGATTCAAGTGGTGCAAATGATGTTGATATTTATGTATTTACTACTAGAGATGGTGGCACAACTTACTTTGGATTCCAATCTGGTGCTGATTTATCGTAATGGCAACCGCTAAAAAAATAGTTATGGCTGCTGCTGGGGCAGGGGGTGACAGTGGTATAGATACCACTTGGGATTTGCGTGTATCTAGCGCACCCACAGGGATAACCATTACAGATACAGGGACAACTCCAAGCTACGCTTTTAGTTCTACGTATGGTTTTCAAACGGCTGGCGATACTGGTAACGGTGTTAATTTTGCCTATCCTTTATCTGGAACAGATGCTTTAGACCCAACAGGTGGAGTTGACTTTTTAATTCAAGCAACTGTTCTTACAACAGACAGATGTAGTGACCCATCTATTGCTACTTGGTTAGCGTCAGGTGGAAGGTCCGCTCCTATTTGGGCATGGGCTTATAATAACAGTAGAATATCACAGCAACTAAACTGTAACAGTTACAACGCTATTTATGGAAGGTCTGTAAATGATACAGGCGCAGGTAGTTTAGGAAGTTCGTATTATCATGCAGGAGCATATATAACTTTACACTATTGGTATGCTCCTAGTATTACAAGAGTATATGCTGCTGTCACAGATGCGGCAGAGGATTGGGGAATTACAGGCACACAACTAGGAACAAGAACTGCATTAATAGGTCAACATTTTGGGGTAAGCAATCCTGTTTATTGGGGATTGAGTTCAGATTTTGATAATGCTTCTATAGGCGCAAGTAGTACAAACTTTACTGCAGTAAGGGTAAGAAGTATGCCTAACGGTTACAATAGTCCCGGTTCAGTGCCTACTGCACCGGGGTACTAATAACCAGTATAGGAGAATTAAATGAATTGTTATCATTGTAATACTGAATTGACTCTTGAAAGCACTAACATTGTAGATGACAATGTAGATTATCAAGTAAAAACTTTTTCATGTTCTAATGAAAGTTGTGGTTGCGAAACTATAGTGCGTTATCCACAGAGTAACTTTCCTGAAAGTGAGTAGTTATGAGTAAAGGTTTTTGTTGGCGTTGTTTTAAAAAACGAATTAAAGTTTGGTTTTTAGAAAGACTATAATATGGCATATATAGGAAAAACTCCATCACAAGCGGTAAGACAAAGGTATTATTTTACCGCATCTGGAAGTGAAACATCTTTATCTGGTGCAGATGATAATAGTAACACACTCGCATTTAGCGATGGTGAATATGTAGATGTATCTTTAAATGGCATAAGCCTTGTTGCAGGTACAGACTACAACACAAGCACTGCTAACACCATTGCTGGATTGTCTGCTTTAGCTGCAAATGACATAGTTGAAATTGTGGTGTATGATACGTTTAGTGTACATAGTGGCACGTTTAACGGTCCTACAACTTTTAACGGTAGTGTGTCTGCAGCTACACTTACAGATACAAGCAACACAGGAAATGTTACTTTAGATTTTTCTGCCAATCAAAACTTTGTTCTTACACTTACAGGTAATGTAACTTTAGTTAACCCTACAACAGAAACAATAGGTCAATCTGGATTTATTGCATTTATACAAGACAGCACAGGTGGACGCACAGTTTCTCTTGGTACAGACTATGAAACAGGTACAGGTGCTGGACTAACACTTTCAAGTGCAGCATCTAAAACTGACCTTGTTCCTTATATTGTTGTTGCAGAAAATCGTATTCTTCTTGGAACAGCACAATTAGATTTTTCATAGGTGTAATATGTCAGGGCCATTTGGTTCATCTGAATTTTTAACAAGCGTAAACACAGGATTTTACGATTATGAGATTGAAAAATCCTTGTCTTTATATGAAAAAGACAGTACTAAATTAACTAGAACAATCCCTGCCAACAGTGCTACTAGCACCAACGGCTACACACATACATGGGCAGCTTGGGTTCAGATGGGTGAAATAGGCAGCCCTTTTGGTACTAACCCACCTTTTTGGGGTCTTTTTCAAGCACACGGTGCTACTCATGGTACACGTTTTGGTTTTGCTGAATCTAGTTCAAACACATATCCTACTCATTTTTTGACTGTAATTAACAGTTCAGGCAATGTTTATGGTAGAGGAGCAAGCATAAACACTAACCCTCACGGTGGAAACAAAAGTCATGGTGCGGGAAATACATGTTCTTGGGATACGGGTGGATGGTTTCATTTCTGTGTAGTATTTGACGCTGAAAGCGGTGGTGGTATAGATACAGTAGATGCATTTAGATGGTACATTAATGGTGTTAGACTTCCCGGATATGCAGGATATGCTAATATAGATTCCCATACTACCTATTTTGCAAGTTCAAGTTCTGACGTTACTCATGTGATAGGATTTGTGCCTAAAAACGCAACTTATAAAGAATATTTTAGTGGTAGAATAGCTGATGTTCATTGGGTGGATGGGCTTGCTCTTACCCCAGCTAGTTTTACAGAAACTAAACACGGTGTTCTTGTGCCTAAAGAATATACAGGTTCTTATGGAAATGCAGGATATCATTTAGAATTTAAAGATTCTTCAAATATAGGAAAAGATACTTCTGGAAATAGTAATGATTTTACAGCCAATAATTTAGACCAATATGATATTCTTCCAGACACACCCACTTCCACTTTTAATAAATGTCTTGCTGATATATTTCAAGGAAATAGATATGCATATGACAGTACCCGCCACGGTTTTGCCAATGAAGAGCCAAGTGGAGTTCAACATTATAGGTCACAAGAGTTTGGTCAAATACCTTTAAAAACAGGAAAATGGTATTACGAAGTATATGTTAAAAGTATAAACTTAGATTCTACAATTAGAGAAATGCACATAGGTGTAACCACACTAGATAATCCAAATAGTAATCTTATAACGGCAGCAAGAAGTGCTGTTTCTTATATTGGTGGAAATGATGCTACAGGTAATATTTCAGGATACAAAAGTGTAACTACGAATGGTACAAGCGTACCAAGTTCTTATGGTGCTGCTTATGCAGATGCAACAAGTCCAGATGATATTATTGGAGTTGCTTTAGATTGTGATGGTGGCACAATAACTTTCTATAAGAATAATGCAAGTCAAGGAAGCATTACTCTTCCTTTAGCTAATGAAAATTATCATACTTTTTTTAGGGTAAATCCATCAACTTACGACAGAGAGGTTTATTTTAACTTTGGTCAGGACGATACATTTCATGGTCAAAAAACTAGCGGGTCTGCATCTGCAACAGCAGATGGGGGCGTAGGTACATTTTACTACACTCCACCAAGTGGTCACAAAGCTATTCACTCTAAAAATTTAACTCCTGCAGTTGACCCCGTAAATAAAGAAAAGCCAGAAGACTTTTTTAAAGTAGTAAAATATACTGGTAACGGAACAGCCATTGGTTCAGGGGGAAATACAGTAACGGTAGGATTTCAACCTGATATTGTGATAATAAGAGAGGGTTACAATAGTGGCGGTAATACTCCTAAAGATGTAGTTTTTTATGATTCTGTTAGAGGGGCAACAAAAAAGTTTGTGCCAGATGATGAACAATCTACAAATGGAAATTTAGCTACAAGTACACGTACAGAAACAACTGCAAGTGAAGGACTAACTTCATTTACTTCTACAGGTTTTACTTTAGGTAATGATACAGATACAAATAATAATTCTGATGACGATGTATACTTTGCTTATTGTTGGAAAATAGGGGGAAGTTCATCATCTAACTCAGATGGCACTATAACAGCAACAGTTTTAGCTAATCAAACACTAGGCATAAGCATAATAAAATATACTGGTAATGGGACACAAGGGGCTACTATAGGACATGGTTTAGGCGTTGCACCTGAATATATGATTATGTGTAACCTTACAGATGCAGGAGAAGAAATACATCGTTATCATGCATCCTTTAGTAAAAATGGTACTAGTTCATTTAGCAATTTTGGAGAAATGTTTACTTCTACCACTAATATAATTAATAACACTGCTCCTTCTTCAAGTGTTATAACATTAGGCAATGCAAATGCTACTAATAAAAGTGGTTCAGAATATGTAATATATGCATTTGCAGAGAAAGAAGGGTTTTCTCGTATAGGGGGTAATTTAGGATTTAGTCCATCTAATAGCGTTTACAGCACTAATACTAATCATATACCTTTAGGATTTAAACCTGCTTTAATGATATTACAACCTGCCGCAGATAATAACTCTTCTACTAAGTTTAGTAGTCCTGTATTTGCTTCTGAAGTAGCGGATTTAAACAGGCCAAGTTTAGGTACAAATGATTTATATGGTATTCCTATGATTCAAGGATATGGAATACATAGATATTATCACAATATGAGGGCCGATTCAACCGCATTTCTTACTAATAACGGTCATAAATTTGAATCTAGTGGTTATAAAATGTTACATAGAGAAAGTGGCAATCAACTTGATACTGCAAATTATTTTGTAGCCTTTGCTGAAATGCCATATAAATTTGCAAGAAGTGGATAGCACAAATATGCCTTGGAAATATAATAATAGATTAATTAATGTAGGTTCTAGTTGGACTGATGATAATGGAATAAAACATCCATCTAATTGGAATATATGGTCAGACGCTGATAAAAAAGCCAATGGTTTAGTTTGGGAAAATGAACCTGAAGTATCAACTCCTGCTAGAAATTTAAACACATTAAAAGCTGAATGGAAAGAAACCACTAATCAAGAAGCTAATCAAAAGCTACAGCTTACAGATTGGATGGTTATACGTTTACAAGAGGACAGCAGTAAAACTTTAAGTTCTAAAATAAGTACGTATCGTGCTGCTGTACGTACCGCTTCTAACAATATTAACACTGCCATAGATAATTGCACAACACTTGATGAGTTTGATGCTTTGTGGGTTGAGTCCGATGGTAATAAAGCACCTATAGCAAACTGGCCTGATGAGGTAGAACAATGACTAAAGCAAGAGATTTAGCAAATTTCAATAGCAGTACTATCACAGATACTGTTGTGTTAGCTGATGGGACAACAAGTGGAAACACCGTGGCAATAAGTGGTGCGAGTTTTAAAAACGCTACTTCTGTTAGAGTTGGTAGCTTAGTAAATTTTTCTCTTTGGGTTGTAAATCTTCCTGTTTCTGGCCTCACATCTGGTAATACTCTATACATCAGGGGGCTTGAATACAATCTGGGGACAAATGCGGCTATGGGTAGTATTATAATAGTAGGTGTTGATTTACAGACAAATGCAAGGGGTCTGGTGCTAAATGGCGGTGGAGTTGGAACAAACTATTGTAGAATTAGCGAGCAAATGGATGACACCAGTGAGGCAACAACTGATAGCTTAACCTGTGGCGATTTAGCGTCCAATGTGGATATATTTGCCACGCTTACTTATAAAGCGCAGTAGGAGTAAGGAAGTAAGTCATGATGCAATTTAAAGCATTCAAACCACAGGCACTTAATAAGATTGCAGGGGCTATGGGCTATAAAGGTGATATGTCCAAGTTCCAACAGTTTGTTGAAAGTGACCCACAACGTAAAGCACAGATGGATGGATATACTAATGCTGCACGTATGATGGCACGTGGCGGTGTAGTTAATATGAATGTAGGGGGTCTTTTAGGTAATATTGTTGGTCAGCAAGGACAGCAATTAGGTAATTTTATTGGTCAGCTTGGTCAGCAAGCATCCGCTGCTGATGCTTTTAACAAACAACAACAAGCACAAGTAGATGCTTATAATGCAAATATGCAAGCACAAATGAGGACTGAAAATGCAACATTGGAAGATGCTGTAAAAGAAAGACAAGCATTAGCTGCTAATACTGTAGTTGACCCTAGATTAGCTGCAGAAAGACAGGCTGCACTTGGTCCTGCTCCAACACAAGAACAGGCTTTGAAACAAGCAAAACAAGCAGGTATGAAACCTTCACAAAGAACTGGAGATGATAGCGGCCCTCTTCAATTTGCAACGGGAGCATTTTATCCGCTAGACCAACAAACAAAACAACAAACTGCCAAAGACATATTTGATACTATTCCTGACATTGACCCTGATAACCCTTTTGTAGATTATAATACTACTGAAACAGCATCCACTACACCATCTTATGAAGCACCTACACAGGCAACAACACCTACCACACAGCAGTTTGTATCTAATCCTATTACAACAAGCACTCCTGTAACAAAACCTGTGCTAGATGATGAGGGTAATCCTGTATTAGATGCAGACGGTAATCCTACCACAGAACCTGTATTAGATGCTGATGGTAATCCTGTAATGCAGACAGCTTTGCAGGTTGGTGACGTTACAACAAATCGTATATTTGACCCTCGTTTAGCGGAAGGTGCTGTAACACAAGCACAAGCAACTGGCGTAGGAGCAGAGCAATTTGTTGCTGAAGGAACAGGTGCTTTAAGTGGAGACCCAGTTGCAGTATCTACAGCACAAGCTGCTATAGCACAGGCTGATGCAGTAACAGAAAAAACTGCAAATACTATGCAAGCTGCACAATCCGCACCCGGTGTTAATGCTGCATTAGAAACTGTTCGTGCTGCACAGACAAACCCAGATGACCCTCGTGCAAAAGTCACTGCTGCTCAACAAACAGCATCATCTGTAGGCAATCTAGATGCAGCACAGGGCAATGCTATTCTTATGGACAATCCTGTACAAAGACAAATACAGGATGGCGAACTTATTTCTGGGGCTGCTAATGCACAGACAGCCGCACAGTTTGCTGAACAGATACAAGCTGCTGAAGCAACTCCTTCTGAGCAAGCCACTGTACAAGGACAGCTTGCAAGTCTTACACAAAATTTTGATGCAGGTAATCCACCAGCATGGGCTGCAGGAGCATTAAGAAATGCTAACTCTCAAATGGCTGCACGTGGTTTAGGTGCATCATCTCTTGCTGGACAAGCTATAGTACAAGCTACATTAGAGGCAGCCCTTCCTATTGCACAGGCAGATGCAAAAACTCAAGCATCTTTTGAGGCACAAAATCTATCTAATCGCCAACAACGTGCTATGCTTGCCGCAGAGCAACGTGCTAAATTTATAGGTCAAGAGTTTGACCAAGCATTTCAAGCAAGGGTACAAAATGCTTCTCGCATTGCAGATGTGGCTAATCAAAACTTTACTGCTGAACAGCAGGTTGCTTTAGAAAATAGTCGCATTGCTAACACGATGAATTTAAATAATCTGTCTAATAGACAGGCTCTTGTAATAGCAGAAGCTAGTGCTTTAGCAAACATGGACCTTTCTAATCTAAGTAATAGACAGCAAGCCTCTGTACAAAACGCACAGAATTTCTTGTCAATGGATATGGCTAATTTATCAAATAGACAGCAGGCAGATTTGTTTACAGCGCAACAACGTGTGCAGTCAATGTTTACTGATGCTGCTGCACTTAATGCGGCTAGTCAGTTTAATGCAAGTTCACAAAATCAAACAGACCAGTTTTTTGCAAACCTTGCTTCTGCAGTAGCGCAGTTTAATGCTTCACAATCAAATGCTCAAGGTCAGTTTAATGCAGGTCAGTTAAATACTGTTGAAAGATTTAATGCTGAACTGAATAATCAACGTGACCAGTTTGAAGCACAGAACCAATTGGTTATAGCACAGAGCAATGCACAGTGGCGTAGAGAAATAGCTACTGCTGACACTGCTGCAGTCAATCGTGCTAACGAACTCAATGCAAGTGCTGTACTAGATATATCAAAGCAAGCCTATGATAATTTGTGGAACTACTATGCCGATACTATGGAGTGGGCTTGGACATCGGCTGAAAGTTCGTTAGATAGAATTAATGCACTGGCTATTGCAGAGTTAGATAGCAAGACACGTAGTGCTATTTCTGGTGAACAATCTAAAAGTGCAGCAGGTAATGCTATCGGACAATTAATCGGAACACTTGGTACAGCAATGATATTAAAATGCTACGTTGCTCGTGAAGTATACGGACATGATAATTCACAATGGTTTGTATTTAGAACATGGTTAAAATTTGACGCACCTAAATGGTTTGAAAAGTTATATAGTAAATATGGTAAGCAGTACGCTTATATAATTAAACATGTGCCACCGTTAAAGTGGGCAACTAAACAGTTTATGGATTTTATTATAGATAACAAAAGAAAGAAGCACAATGTCAAGACAGTTTAATGCTGCTATTCCAACATACAATAGATTGGATAGAGAAATTCGCAATAAAGCTAAGTCACAAAATCGTGAAGAAAAGTCTAATGGTTTGCTTAGTCCTAGAAAAGACAAAGTAAAGTTAAGTATGAGCGAAGATATTAATGAACCTGTAACACGTGTAATGGAACACATGTCAGCTATTCGTAATTATAGGACAAAACAAAATGCTTAATACAGAACCATCTTTTGATGCACCTATCCCCGGCATGTCACTTACACATGAGTTGGGTGCAAGACCTTGGCAAACCCCTGCACAGTTTCCTAGTGTAGATGAGGCTATACAATATTACATGGAGTCAATGTCTAGTGATAGTTTTATTGACCAGTTAATAGACATTATTAATATGGGTGTTCCTTTAGCTGATTTAGCAAATACAATTCAGTTATCGAATGTTATGGAAGGTAGACATAATGTAGACGTAGGTGTTCTTGTAACGCCTGTTATTATAGAGATGCTTATATTTTTAGCTGAAAGTGCTGGTGTAGATTATATCATACAAGCAGAAGAAGGTAAGAAAATATCAGATGCAAAGTTAGCAAAAGTTTTGCAAAATTTAGAAACTAAAATTGAAGAAAACGAAGACGTAGTAGAAGAAGAAGAAACAAAAGCAGCGGAAGAAGATACTTCTACAGGCTTGATGTCACGGAGATAGTAATGGGTTTTGGTACAGGTTTTGCAGAAGGGTTAGCGACAAGCGTTAACAGAATGCTACAAATGGATATCGACAGAAATATGGATAGACTGTCCAGAGCAGATAACTATTTAATGACCCGTAGCAGTCAGTTAATCGAAAGTGCTGAAGCGGAAGAAAAAGAATTAGAAAAAGAATTAAAGACTTTAGCTTCTTTAACAGGTAATAACAGACGTGCTTACATGGCAGGTAAAGGTTCTGGTGGAACTCTGGAAGGAATAAGAGAATTAAATAAACGACTAAAAAAGAATCGTGATTTATTAGGTGATGCATATTCTCTTGAAACATTTATAGATTTTACAGGAGAAGAAAAGTTAGGTGACAATCCTATTGAATTTGCAGACTTGCTGGGAGCATTTACTCAGAGGGTGACTGCACCTAAAATTAATCCTGAGTTTGCTCAATACACTGGAATAATGGCTAAGTTGCCGGGTAAAGATACAATGGATTTATCTCAATCTACTTTACCTATACCTGAAAGATTTAGAGCAGACAGAGAAGATAAGTTTGCTGACGCACCTGCTGCTACAATCAGCTTTGCTAAAGGTGTAGAGGCACAAGAATATGCTGCTAAAGTAAAGGGAGTGCAGCTAGACCAAACATTAACGCAAGCAAAAATAGATGATTATAGTAAAAATAAAGATGAAAACTTTAAAACTGTAGAAGCTATACTTGCTTATGGAACTTCAATGATGCTTAAAAACGCTGAAGGTACAGAAGAATATAACGAGGGTCTTCAGTATTATAATAGAGCAATGAAAGCAATACAAGAAAAGAAAGCAAGGGAAACAGATGACACTAGAACACAACTAACACCTAGTGCTGCAAGAGGTATTACTAATGAAATTAAGTCTACCTTATATGAAAAAATTGCATCTGAAACTTTTCAGGATTCTATCAGGGCTAAATTGATAGGTACAGATTCGTATAAGTCTTACTTTAAAACACAGCCAAAAGTTATAGCTGAGTTAAACGCTACTAATAATAGGTTTAATAATGATTTAACAATCACTAGTTTTATTGAAGCAGAAAAAACAGCACTTGCTAATAACATTGAAACATACGTAGATAAATTTTCTATGATAAAAACAGACGAAAATAAAGCTGCTACATTTGATGCAGAGGGTAAATTTCAGGCTTATACTACAGCGATTCCTCTTTCACAAGCACGAGAAGATGCTCAACGTGGAGTTTATTCAGTAGGTGACTTAATTAATGTGAGAACTGCAAACGGTGATGAAGTTATAGTTACATGGACAGGAACTGAATGGTCTAATGGGGGTTAATAAATGGGCATTAACCTTTCAAAAGCGCACGTTAGAAGTGAAGAAACAGAAGACTTACGTGAAGATAATACCAGTGCTATATCTATACGAAACCGTCAGAGGTCATATGAAGCTATAGATAATCCTGCTATCAAGATGTCTAAGGCACACAAGTCTACTCAGCCAGCAGCTTCCTCTGACGAATTACCTAAAGTACCTTTTCCCGGTGCTGACACTCCCCCAAAAATCACAACAGAAATAGATTATGAAGCTGCTGATGCAGAGACAAGTATGCCGTCTCCTGCAGAAATGGCTATGGAAAAATTAGGCAACAGAAGTCAGCTTGTTCGTTTAGGTTTAGCCAAACCTGAAAACGTAGTAGATACAACGTCACGTAAGTACAGATACGAGACTTCAGAAGAAGCACAAGCCTTGAAAGAAATGACAACAAGTCCTCTACCGCCTGAAAGAAGTTTTGGTAATCTGCTGTATACTAATGATGCTAAATTTATACGTGATTATATCATACCTGAAATGCCTGACAGGGTAAACAGTAAAGGTGAAGAAGACCCAGAGGGTTCACCTAGCATGTTGAAAAAGGTATTTGAAACACCGTTGATTGGTCCATCTATGTTTACTAGCCTAATGAATTTAGCTGGTTCTATGGAGTATGGTGATGCGGCATTTACAGATTCCTTAACAGATTTCTTTACTGCCTTTGAAAAAAATATGCCAGACACCTATGATAATATAAATAAATTAACCATAGGTTCTTCTGCTAAACCAGAGCAAGCTGCTAAAAAACTAAGGAATGAAATATACAATTTTATCATAGCCTCTGAAGCTATACCTGTACTAGGAACACCTGCTAAACTTGCTAAAGAATATGCAGATGTAGCCAATAAAATGTCTAAAAGACTTAAAATAGATATGGCTAAAACTATGTCAGCAAAACAAAAAGCAGAGAAAGATGCTTTAGCAAAACGAGTTGCTGCTGAACACAGGCAAATATCATCTGACTTTATAAAAGAGTTTGAACAGAAGATAGGTGCTAGAAGTAAACTCAACATAGATGAGATTATAGATGAAAGCAAAATTATATCTGTAAAGAAAAAAGGTATACTTACTATAGACCCAGAAAAGGCTAGGGCTGTAGGTAAACAAAATCTTAAAGATATAAACGGTGAGCCTGTAGATATTCTAGCAGCGGCAAAAGATGCAGAAGATGGAAAAGAAGTTGCTGACTTCTTAGAGTTTGCAGGTGATGGAATATCGCTCAATGTATTAAAGCCAGAAAAGATGGACGCATTTACTGCGGCTGCATCTGATATAATAGCTAAACAACCAGACTTATATAATCCAAAGAAAAGATTAGTAGATAATCTATTTGAAATGTCTGTAAATCAAGAGTTGCTTCCTACAGGAGAACTTCTAACAATACTAAATAAGTACGACTTGTCTTATGAAGACTATACTACAATGGTCTTAGGTTCAGCAAGTGATGCAGGTAGGGTGCTTCAAAAGTTCTCTCAGATATCTAAACGCAATAAACCTAAGAATGAAATACGCAACCAGAAAGAAGCAGCACTATTAGATAACCAAGGTGCTATTATGAATTTTGTCAGGCGTACAGAAAACATAAGACGTGGCTTGCTTGTGTCTCAGATTGCAACTGCTTCACGTAACTTAACATCTGCTGGTATACGTGCGCCATTAGAAGGATTGCAAAATGTCATGGACACTGCCTTATATAATATGGGGCAAGAAGGAGTTATTAAAGGTTCAAAGTCTTTCTTATCTAAAGCAAATTGGGATGACAGCTTTAGGCATATGAGATACATGATGGACTTAAAAAATTCAGGTGAGGTAAAAGCCTACACTGATTATATATTAGATAGACCTGAATTATCTCAACAGTTTGACATGATGTTTAATCAAATTAACGAAGTTCGTAGACACACAGGTGCTGGCACAGGTGGTAAATTAGACAAGACGTTGACTGCTATTGAAGCAGGTGTAGATGTACTAAACACCCCTAACCGTTGGCAGGAGTATCTTGTTCGTAGAGGTGCTTTCTTAGGTGAATTAGAAAGACTAGCTAAAAATGAATATGGCATTGACTTGATTGGTGAACTCAACGCAGGTAAACTTCAAGACTTATTAAACGATTCTCCTGATATTATTGGAGATAAGAGGCCATTTAAACAGCTAGTGGCTGATGCTACAGAAAAAGCATTAGACATTACGTATGCCAAACAACCTGACACTAGAGTATTTAGAGAGGCTACATCATTTATAACACGTAATGGTTTGACTGTGGTAACTCCGTTTCCAAGGTTTATGTTTAACAGCATGGAGTTATTTGGAAACTATTCATTTGGTGCTTTGCAACCTATGTCACGTAAGGTTTTAGGCGTAGCTATGAAAGATAAACGTGGGCCTCTTACAGCAAAAGAACGTAAGCAGGTTTCTCGTAATCTTATAGGCGTAGGCATACTTGGTGCAGCAATGCACTACAGAAATGATGAAGAAGCACCTACAGACTATAAAATGCTAAAGACTGCTGAAGGAAAGGAGATGGATACAACCCCACAATCTCCTATACTTAGACAGGCATTGTGGATTGCAGAGGCTGTTAAAAGAATAAAGGATGGTTCATTTGAAAGGTGGGCAGATATCAAGGATGCAAAAGAAACATTTCTTGGTGTGAATGTCCGTGTTGGTGCAGGTGATGCTATCTTTAATGACGTTGCAGATATGATAGCAACAGCAGACGCAACATCTGCTGAAACATTTGGAAGCACATTAGGCACTGTGTTTGGGGAGTACGCATCTACCTATCTCACTCCACTAAACCAATTAATAGATGCACAAAGAGGAACGGGTGAAAGAGGTTTAGAGTATCGTGATGTTAGAGAAGAGCCTGTTCTTCAAGAGGACGCACCTTCTACATTCTTAGATGCAGCAGTAAAATCAGCTAAAGAGCCTTTTAATAGACGTGCATATACAACCTTATTTTCACCAGAAGATGAAGAGCAGTATCCTTTAAGAGAAACACTGTTTCAAAAAGGTGGTTCTTCAAAGCGTGTTCTTCCTCTGCTCAAAGTGTTTACTGGTGTGGGGCTAACCAGCGAATCTAGTGAGACAGGTAAGTTCTTAGAGCGATTAGGTTTTAGGGATTATAAGTTAAGAACTAGAACTATATCACCGGGCTTTCAAAGATATGAAACTAAAGTATTAAGAGAGTTATTACCTAGTGCTGTGAGTTTAGTTAAAGACCCTGCTTTTGTTTCAGCGCAAAGAAAGATGTATGCAGCATCAGACAAAAGAAAACCTGTAAAAACTTTTATTGAAGATGCACAGGCAAGAGCCGTGGTAGATATACTATCAGGTTATAAACGTGAAATAGAAGATATAATTATAGGTGAAAATGAAGAGGGTATAGTTGACCCTGTCTCTGGAAATCCTATAGATGCTAAACTATCTTCTTATTTAGCCACACTTCAAAAGTTTAGAAGATTAAAACCTGCTGAGAGAAGAGATGCTCTAAACAAACTTCCATTCTTAATAAGAACGGTAGGGTTAGGTCCAGAAAAACCTAACATGGCTAAAGAAACTCATCTTAATATGATGTTAGAATATATAAAATCTACTAAACTTAAATAAAAAAGGGGCTTAATTGCCCCTTTCTCCTTCATGCAGCAACGGTATTAATATTAAATATGCTGCTACTATAAGTAAGATTCCAACCATATCCATACATCTCCCGGTCCTGTACGTATGCACTCGCATACAGTGTTAATAACAGCCATGCTAAATACATAGCCTAGCCACATAGTTATGACACCTAATATAAGATACATAAGTATCCTACCTATTATCTCCATCACCCCCAAGTGTGCCTCGCTTACTTCGTCCTGACAATTTAGAGTAATTCTCACTAGCAATATCAGAAAGATTGATACCCAAGTCATTTGCCAAATTAGCGCAGTACCATAGAACATCACCAATCTCCGCTGCTATTTCAAGTTTCTTTACTTCAAATGA